AAATCCACTATCATTTGTGATGTCGCTTGTTTTGGTCGGCACCTGAATATTTACGGCCTTGCCCGTCGGAGTCAGTGCTTGGTTGTTGACCTGAATAGTCTCAATTACATTGACTTCAGCACCTGCTTCGATATTGCTCAGTTTATTCTTTTCAGTTGTGGTATAATCATTGGTGCTCAGTCCTTTACCGCTCACCACATCCACTTTAGCAGACAGTAACTGTTTTAAGGCTAACCAAAAATGAGAAAGACCATTTTCGTCTAAATAATTTGCCATCGTATGCCTCCTACATGCTTAATATTGCATCAATTTCCAAGTTAGTAATTGGTCGATCTGTTCTTGCTTCCAATTCATTCCTAAGATGTGATATCGCATCTATTGGATGCTGATCAGGTTTATCTCTATTCGATAAGGCTGAATGGTCTGTGGATATCGGGACCATAGCACCACCGAATTCTGCATTAAAGGTAGTAGAATCCTTAAACGATGCCGTCATATCAGTGGGATCCCTCATATTAGCTTTAAATTCGTCGTTCATATCATCCCATCCTTTAATAACCTCCCGGAAGTAGTTGTCATTATATTGGACCTAGCGCAATCGCCGTTAGACCACTTGGCACGTATTTGCACCTCTATTGGAGGTGAATTTTTATCATTGTCAAATCTAAGCGTTTCTTCTTGTGTAAGTCTATATGTTATATGATCATTGCTTACATCTAAGTCGTTTTTAGTTTTTTCGACAACTGTTCTTCTTCCTTGCGTAAATGTAAGAAAAATTACATCTGCATCAGTCAAATCAATGTCAACAGTAATATACCTATCTAAAGATGTTCCTCGCCCGATCAACTTCAACCACCTCCTTCATCACCATAGTAGTCTACCAAATCGTCAAATGAACTTCCTCCATTACCGCCTTCATATCCCGGTCCGGTTCCACCGCTCTCGCCACTGGTGCCTCCCTCTGGACCATCGCCGCCTTCGTCATCATCACTGCTATGCACGGCATCCCAAAGGTTATCAATCTCAGTAAGAATATCACGATTATTAACTATTAAATGACCGCGAACAACAGTATTGTCATTTCCTCCTCCACCTTGATCCTCAACGGCAAATGCAAAGTCATCATCGCTTCGCCACCCGGCCCACAGGAAGTATTGTCCGAGTTCGGCGGGTTCGCCACTCATGCCGGTCATCTCATCTGAGGACTGCCATATCTGTCGACCGTACTCGCCTTCTGTCATGACAAGAAAATCACCAATCTGCAATGTATCGGATGTACCTTCCTGATCGGAAGCCTTGAAGTAAATACCCGTCTGACCATTCCACTTCAAGTCGATGTCACCCGAATAAAGCCCGAGACCAGTGTGAACCATCTGAGCCATGATTCCTTCATTACCCTCTACCGCTGTGTAGCCACTTCCGTCATATTTATACACATTGCCAGTAACATGATCGTAATAGAAAGCCCCGAATTCAGGAGTAATTAATTGCTGATGCTCATCATCTTTGTAAAGCGTACCATTTACTAAATACCCCGCGTCCTTCATGTTCCAAAGTTTTAGTCCGTTATTATCCACCTCAACCAACGGAACGGCATCCGCCGACAGGAGCCACAGATCCCCGTATGAATTGTTTATTCCTCCAAGTGTCATTTTTCCATTGATGTTCCAAGACTGGAAATAATGGCCGTTATACCCACCGGAGGAGAATCCAATTCCGGCATTATTAATCCTCAGAACATTTTTTGCCTGAGCGATGTTTTCATTGTCAAGAAACAGAATCTCATTAGCCCAACCGCCGGGGTTTCGGTTGATTACTACGTACCCACGAAGGCCACTGTTGAGAGTTCCCGTGGCAAGGTCAATACTTCGTCTCATACTATCATTAGTAGGCATTACACTAATTTTATCAATTTGATCTTCAATAGTCTGAGCAAGCCCGGTTCGACGTTCACCAATTTCAATCTTTGTATACCGCTCCGCAAGAGCATCCCATGTGGTGCTAACGACCTTAGATTTTACATTCACTCCCAGTTTTTCAAACTGCACTGTCACAGTATCACATAGATTCAGGGACTGAAGCGGAAGGATATTTTTGTACTCTTCTGTATCTGACAGATTAACGAATGAAACCTCAAGACTGACCTTCGGAACTCCAAATCCGTGGCTTCTCACATAAGCCTGAGCAATAGACCGAAGCTGTGCCTCTGTCGGTGCATTTTCGAATTTATCTGTGAAGTCATATGGGATTGTCCGCTGATACGGGAAGTTCGCCGCGTTCGCACTGTGAACAACCTTTTCCGGCAGTGTCACAAGCTGTCCTTCTGTAGACATCCAATACGGACAGACCCCGGTATATGTAGTTTCGATATTCTCTTCTTGCTTCAGGTCGGTCAGGTTCTTTCCATACCTGAGCACAATGCCATTATCCCGTCCCCGCGCATCCCACAGCTTCACAATCCAGTTGTCGAACTCGTACTCGCCGCCATATATATCGAGAATGCTCCCTTGTGTTCCTCCAAGGTATGACCGAATAGCGCCCGGGATCGGGATTGCATAAGAAGATGTCGATGTCTTATTCGTCCAAAAAGTGAAAGGACACGCCTCCGCCGCATTGTTCTTGAATCCGTTCAGCGCATTGGCTACACCCTGCGCAGAGAACGGCATAAAAGGAATGTTGTTCAACCTGTAGGATATATGTTCCGCCTCAATATCAACTTGACCTTTTAACGGACGGGAAATCCGAGTAATCTCAAATGCCTGAGGATTCTTCTTTGCATTACAGGAGGCATAAATGAATCTCCCATGTTTAATGTCAGAGTAATGCGCTCCATCAATGGGATATTTCATTTTAAGGATAAACTCACCATTCCGCGCCTCAGTTATCGTACAGGAACTTGCATCCCTGAGTCTCCCGATGCCATTGGTTGTAAATGAAGTCGTACCTCTATCAAACAGAATTGGAATCATATCTTATACCACCTCGGAGTTACTTCAACCTTGCTGATTCCTGAAAGCGTAATGTGATTTTCTCCCGGAATAAATACTGGAAACTCACCATTCAGCAACTGAATGTTTCCATTGCAGTTCGTTGTGCCTTTATACGCCTCCTGAAGTTCGCAGTCAATATCCGTGTAAGTATTTGCGGTATTTATCTTCACCACCGTACTTCCAACCGAATTAACGACCGTGAGAGTGCCTGTGCCGTATGCTCTGAGCATAGGTTTCGCCGTAAAGTATGTAGGATTAAACAGCACACTCCCATTTGCGCAATTCACAGGAACCTCTCCACTTTTTAGCCATCGTTCAGGACGGCAGTTAAAAGTCAGAACCATTCCTGCCGCCTCATCATGCTGTGTTACGGACGGGGTCTCTCCGCCCTTGTACACAGCCATGCGATATTCTTCCGGGCGGAAACTATCTTCCAACCTGCAATACCCTCGTCTGCTTGCGAGGAATCCAAGCATGTCCGTCACCCTTAATGGAACATTCTTGGAAATTTTATCTTCATAGCCTACCACAGAATACCGCACTGATACATTCCCGAAACGGTTATTGTACTGATGAAGAACGCCGTTCCTTCCCGGAATCACAATTTCTGTCATATCAACAGCAGGTACGCCTAATGTCTTGTGACCAAATGCATACATCCCAAAATCAACGGAGGACACTCCGTCAAATACAAAATAATCATACATTTGCATCATGTCGGTGCGCCCTCCCATACGCGTCTTCCGTTCACTATCTGTCTGTTAATCTTATCGGAAACAATTTGTGCCAGTTCCTCAACATCCTGTCCTTCTGCTCCATAGACATTGATGTTAATTGAAGTCATCCCTCTTCCAGTTTCGGCTCGTAATCCTTCAGTGCTTTCGCTTACTGTTCCAATAAGATTATCGCCGAAATCAAAACTTTTTGCAAGCTGTTCTGTTATAAGATAAGTATTATCTCTAATGCCCTGTGCAAACAGTTTCATCATATCAGGAGCATATGTATGGAAGTCAGACAGCGGTCCTTCTTCCGGCTCAGAGAATCCAATGACACCCTTGACCTTGCCTGCAACCTTTCCAATAGTGTCTCCAAGCGCATTTAGTTTGCTCTCTATGCCTGAAATAAAATTGTTCATTAAATCAATGCCCCACTGTTTTGCATTATCGATAACTCCCTTGATTCCTTCTCCGACCTTATCAACAGCTTCTCTGCCTTTGGTTTTTAAGTCTTCGATCTTCTGCTGAATTCCTTCTACGATTTTTGCAATAAATTCTTGGCCTTTAGTTATCAGGTCTGATATTTTTTCTCCAATGCCATTTACGGCATTTTCGACCATTTCACGACCTTTCTGAAGAATATCAGGCAGTTTCTCAGATATACCTTGTGCGGCATGTAATACGAGTTCCCATCCTTTATGAAGCATATCCGGCAGGCCCTCTGCAATCTTTGAAACAATTTTTGGAACAATTTCCTTTGATGCTTCTACTATTTGAGGATATGCCTGCACCAATCCCGACACAAGCTGAACAATAATATCAATACCTGCAAGAACAATTTTCGGAAGGTTTGTTGCAATTGCGGCAGCGAGATTCATAATGATCTCCGGTGCTTTTTCTGCCATAATCGGCAACGCTTTTCCAATCCCCTCAGCCAGTCCAGTTACAATTGAAATTGCTGTATCAACTAATGTATTTAATGTTCCCGGACTTGTAAGAGTTTCCACTATGGTCATAAAGACCTCAGTGACTTTCGGAACAAGTTCTGGCAATGCTTCTCCAAGACTTGTTCCCAACTGATTAATAATCTGTACTGCCGCATCTGCCAGTCCCGGAAGTGCCTGAAGAATATAATCCGCAAGCATCAATACAATCTGCACACCAGTATCGACAAATACAGGCAGATTGTCCATAATACCTTGCCCTAAAGCAGACACAATTGACATACCTGCTTCAACAACCCGTGGCAATGCTTCCGTTATTTGCACAAGTCCTTCTGCAAGCAAATCACCGAAAACAGTCATTGCGCTACTTAAACCGCCACTCTGAAATGCTTTTGTTAAATCTGAAAGCCCTTTTGTCCCAAATTTAACAAATCCTCTCAGACCGGGAGTCAGCTTGTCGCTAATTGCAATCTGCGCACCCTCCAAGGCAGATTTGAATATAGTGACATCACCATTCAGATTGTCAAGCTGTGTATCTGCCATTTTCTGAGCAGAACCTTCTGCTTCAAGAATAGATACACCAATCTTGTCCCAGTCCTGTTCAATTGCGCCCAAAAGAGCCTCGGCAGATGCAAGATCACGAGAATTAAACAGAGCAGAAACTGCCTTGATTTTTTGCTCCTGAGTCAGGTCTTGCATAGAAATATTCAAATCATGAATGATGTTAGAAAGCGGGCGCATGTCACCTGATGCATTAAATACATTTAACCCCAGTTCTTGCATAACCTTCGCGCCTTCTTTGGTAGGACTGGACAGCTTCATGATCATATTGCGCATATGAGTTCCAGCTTCCGAACCTTTAATACCCGCATTTGCCATGGCAGTTAACGCAATTTCCATTTCCTGAAATCCATCAACTGCTACTTGTGTCCCATCATCCAAAAACACAAATCCGCCATTTAATTCCTTCGCAAGGCCACCAACAACGAGGAACGCATCACCTAACTGCTCAACAGAAGTATTTCCTGTTGATGCCGCTTTTGCCATTTCGTCAACCAATTGAGTAGTGCGTTCTAGCGATATTCCAAAAGCAGTTTGTGTATCTGTAATCATATCAGAAGCACGTGCCAAATCCATGCTACCTGCCGCCGCAAGATTCAGAACGTTTGGTAACATGTTCATAGAAGTTTGAGCATCGTATCCGGCAAGAGCCATGTAATTCAAAGCATCTGCCGCCTGTTTTGCACTGAAAGCAGTATTTGCTCCCATAAACTGAGCATATTCCCTCAGGTTTCCACTAAACTGCCCATAAGCCGTATCTACCGAGCCTATCGTCTGCAAAAGTTCATCCATGCTTTTGCCGGAAGTTGCGGCAACCTGAGCCATCGACGTATCGAAATCCATGCCCACTTTCACAGAAGATGCGGCGAAAGCAGTAGTAGCGGCAGTTGCGGCAGCTACTGCGGCGGCGCCAACTTTGGCAACTGTTTTTACTCCCGAACCTAACGCTCCTCCAAGTTTTCCGCCAAAACCACTTGCAGACTTCTCTGCGTCTCCCAAGCCTTTATCATATTCACTTTTGTCCAAGGTGATCTTGGCTACGAGATTAAGTAATTCTGCCATTTATGCTTCCCTTTCTTTTGTCACCGCAGACAGTTTTTTCTTAATTCCCGATATGATATCATCTGCTGTCCTTGAATCCTTTTTCACAGGTTCAATCATATCAGCATATCTGATCCGTATGGTAGAGCCTCCATATGGAACAGCAGTGTTTCCTGCTATTGTCATTAGAGCATCAGTGACGTATATTTTATATGCCCTTTCCCGATAATATGACTTGAGCGCGGAGACGCAATGATCAATTACGTACCCGCGCCCGAAAATCTCCAATAGATCAAGTCGTATTGTTTCTAGGCTTTTAAAATATTGCTCTTCCCCAACTGTGCCAATGATGTAAAAAAAGACAAAACTGCATCATCCGTCATGATTTCAGTAACAGACTTCAGATATTCTTTCATCGGATAATCATCAACATGCTTCGGATCAACAAAGCAAACGAGAGCCATAATTTCCAGTGTCTCCTCAGGATACTGATCAATCATAGCATCCAACATAGCGTTGAGATTTTCCATGCTCTGCTTTGTAACAGCTTCTTTATTTGCCTTAAAAACCGCCTTTCGTTCCTCATCAGACATATCATCCGTAATTTTCGTTAACTCAGGCATTCTCGCACGAATATTCATAATATCCGTATCCTTCAGCCATTTGCTAACAGATTTCCGAATCAAACTGGTCTGCTTCAGAAATTCAGTCGGCGTACAGTTTGCCAGTGTTTTCATCATTTACCTCCATTACGGGTTCGTGGTTTCTCCATCGGAAGGATTCAGTGTGTTTTCTTCTTCTTCATCTTCTTCGTCTTCATCAGGGTCCATGCTATAAAACTCCATGGGAACAACATCCTGCGCATTGATAGACACATGTCCAAGAATCTCAACAGAAACCTGTCCTTTGCCGTTCTTTGTGGTCTGAATTGTAAAACCTGCAGTAGACAGCGCATTCATGAGCTTAATGGCGACAAGACCGCCATCTGCCCTGTCTCCTACCCACCAAAGATCGCCAAAATCAGACTGTTTCAGATCGCGCCGGGGGATAATTTTTGACGGATTATCGCTGTCAACATCCGCCGCGCCGAGAGTCAGCTTAATCATTCTCGGAGATGTTCCAAGCGATGTAAACGACATTCCGCACTCCCATGAATCAAGATGCTTTAACTCCATCATATTTGCAGGAACGTTGTCTACATCCTCACCTAAGTCTGAATATGTTGCCACACATCGAACATTAATGCCGCCAGTAGTTGCGCATACAATATCTTCATCTGCCGGAGCAACAGGATTCGTAGGATCAAATCTTGTCAGAACTACTCCTGCATCTAACTGTAATCCATCAAATGTATCCTTCGGAATAACAGTAAATTTGCCCATATAAAAAACTCCTTTCAGCTTGCCGTAAGGCACTCAGCCTCAATCACAAGATACATCCTTTTGATATTCTCGTCTTCACTGCCCGAATCAATCCTTTGAGCAAACGGTGTACTGTTAGATAAATGAATCCACAGATATCCTCCATCGCTTAACGGTATTGGTTTTTTGATGTTCTGAATTGCTTTCAGAATTTCATCTGTCTTTTTACTGATCCCGGCCCAAGACGTGCTTTTATACCAAATTGAGGCTGACAGCGGAAGAACCTGATCCATAACTCCACCCATTGACTGGTAAGTTATATGCGGAAATCCCGGCATATCACCCTCTGTAAATTCGGTCTGTTCATCATAAGCAGGAATTCCAAATGAATTCCAAAAAGCGTTTAATGCTTGCCATTTATCCATTTGGAATCTCCCATTCTTCAGCGGTCACTTGCCGCATATTAAGCGTCGCTCCCGCGGGAGTTTTTTTGTCATCGCCATCTGAAGTAGCCCGAAAGATTTTCCCGTCAGACACACGTCGAAATACATCGTGATACTGAAGATTAACGCCTTTTTCCGTAGTGATGGTATACAATGCTGTTACGCCCTGATTACTGGCAACACGAGCCTCCATTGATGTATCAAACACTGCTGTTGCTTTAAATCCCGCGCCATCAGTCCATTCTGTAATTATTCCACCATAACCGTCAGCAGTAGTGCGTTTGTCCATCATCACAAACGACTCCATTGCTTCGCTTAAAAGGCTCATATCTTCCTCCACCTGTTCAGACGACTTGCAAAAACCGTCCTCCAATCAGAACCGCCACCTGAACTTCCGTCAGCAGAACTGCCTCCTGAATTTTTGCTATAACTGTATCCTCCAAAAGATTCAGATGTATACGGAGACATTGCCTGAGAGTCAATGCCCCCGTATTTTTTCATCCAATCATCAATTTCCTGTGACAGCTTAACGACAGTTGGAGGAATCGCCATAGACCATACAGACCCTGAAAAAGACTCGTCTACCAGTTCATTATCTGCTGTTCCTGTATATTTATAAACGCCATCATTCAGCAGACTGCCGACTATTCTGTAATACTGCCCTTCTTTCAGAATGTCTCCGGCATTTGTCAGGAGTCCATCCTGAATCTGAAATTCTCCATGCCATTTTTTCTGGTCACGATCAAACCAGTTTCGTAACTCCTGACAAATTTCCGTCAACATTTTGAAATCACCTCATTATTCAGTCACACTTGCAATGAACAGAGAATTCGGATTATACAGGACAGGCATAAACAGAGCAGATGCCTTTGTCCACAGGACAGCCGGGTCAGTCTCAACCCACTGACTTACGTAGACAAACGGAGATACGGAACTTCCGCCAACCTGCATATACTGAGCGACATCTGCTTCCGGAGAATCGCCCCACAGACCAGTACCCACACGGCCTGCCGTATTCGCCGCAAAGAACGTAATCTTATCCTGCGGATAGTATCTCTTGGAAGTGATATTCGGTCTGCCGTTTGCACCAATCTTCGCACTCGCACCATAAGACAGGTCATTGGTGATAATGGTAGAAAGACCGAATTCCTCAGCGAGATATTCATTCAGAGCCGCCACACGAACCAGTGCGCCCGCACCAATATTGCCGTTAATAGCTTTCTGAATCGCCGCATTGTTTCTCAGAAGACCAATTACCTTACGAGATGTAAAGAAACCAGTCAGTGCCACACCTGTATCCAGTGCGTCATCAACAATCTGCTGAAGCTGAGACGGGATATCAGAAGACGCGCCAGCGGAGAAATCAAGCGTCAGATTCTTCTGCGCTGCCGGAACGCCGTAATCAACAGTTAAGTTCAGGTTATTCTCTTTAATTGTCACCTGACCAGTGGCAAGCAGTTCATTCTTTGCCACTTTAGTCCGGGTTACGACCTGATCAGCCAGTCTTACACCATCGTTAATTACGTAATCATACAGAGCATCGTCGTTCTGAACGCCGCTTCTCAGTAGAGCACGCATTCTTTCAGACTGATTAAGTTTGACCTTAATCAGACCCTTCTCAATATTGTGAGTATCAATCGGTACTCTGAAAGTAGTCTGAGACTCAGTATCAAAGCCGTGGAACTGAGCCATTACCGGAATCTGATATTCAGATGCGATAGACTGCCATTCAGCCACAAGATTCGGAGTCTTCACGTCTCCAAAAATCTGATCAGCCGGATCATTCGGGCGACTTACGTTAAAACCAATATCAAGCCAGTCTTTTCTCGGAACAAATCCGAGGATATTATCTTCCCAAGCAATCTTTGCCATGATTGTTTACCTCCCTTTATTCCGGTCTGACCACAGCCGGGGTAGCAATAAATGTAAAACCTTTTCCTTCAAGGGCAGTTTTTGCCGCAGAAGCGATCTTTTTGCCATCGTAACTGTAATAGGTTTTGCCATCAGCGACAGTAGTGTCCGTTGTAAGCGTGTAAACATAGTTAGGAGAAGATCCGCTTCTCTCATACAGTCCTAACTCTTTAGGATTACCACCAGTCGGCACAGTTGCGGAACTGTACGAATCTACCGCTTCCGGAAGACGGTCCTCATACACCACTCCCTTTGTAACTACCGAACCCGGCATATCGCCAGTAGTTACATCAACATCCTCATATACGATGCCCTCTGCAGAAGCATCATTAGACGGAAATACTGTCCCCATCTTTACGTATTTTGCGCCATCTTCCGCTGTGGTAGCACCAGTCTGCGGAATAGTCCGCGTCTCTCTGACGCATTCTTCATGAGCAAGAAACCAACCCGGAGCGTAAACAACGCCCTTCTCGCCTGCACCAATAAAACTCATTTGTCTTCTCCTTTCGGTGTTCCATAAAGTTCATCGTGATATCTCGCCGCAAGTTCCGCCGCACGACTCTTGCCAGTACCACCTGCTCCATTTCCCGAGCCTGCCGGAGGATTCTGAGTATCCGCACCCTTCGTAGATTCCGTACCAATAAAAGCAGACCATTCTTTCTGAATTCCATCCTTTTTGGTATCAGCATCTTTAATCGTTCCATCCGGCTCAAGATCGATATCATCGACTACCGTGACACGCATAATCGTATCAATCCACTTGTCAAGCACACCTGATTCTTTAAGCAGTTTCCTGTAAGCACTTTCCTTTTTCGCCTTTGTTTCCTTAGCAGTAACTCCGGCCTTGTAGTCATCATACTCTTTCTTCAGGTCATCATACTGCTGTTTGTAAGCCTTATTCGGATCGTCCTCAGCCGCCTTTTTCATATCGTCCAGTTCCTTCTGAACATCCGGCAGTCTTTCCGCATCAGCTTTGTAGTCATCACGCTGTTTCTTCAGCGCATCCACAGTCTCAGTATGAGCCTCAATAATCTGTTCAATTTTGTCAGCTTCGATTCCAAGTGCCGTAAGTAACTTTCTGGTCAGTGCCATTTCGTATCTCCTTTTCTTCGGTCGCGATTCATTGCGATTTGATTAATTGCATTATAAGCGATTGCAAATAACTTTGCAAGTGTGTTTTGACACTTTTTCCACACTCAGGCAGAACTCTTCTTTGTATCACAAAAATGCCATCATGTCAAATCAGAATATAGTGTATTATCTTCGTACATTTTCATAAACTTCCCTATAGAAATTTTCTCTATAGCGACTTTTGGAAAATGTACTATAATACTACATCTTACATTGAAAAAAGTATAAAAAAGTATAATAAAATATAATATATTTGATATGTGAGTTAGTAAAGAAAAACTCCTAGCATTTCGCTAGGAGTTGTCCTTTGCAGTCAGAAATTCTATTCTTACGGTTTTCTTAATTATGCGTTTTCGAGGCTTTCTTTAATCAGGCTTTTGTATTCATCTGCATTATCAGTAACAGCTTTTGTCAGGAAATGCAGAGGCTTTACACCTCTTGTTACATGCCATTCACCTTTTGAATCCTTAAAAGCCCATGGTGTCCGTCTTCCACCACCTTTAGATGCATAGATACCAGTACCGACCTCATGATAAATTGCGTACTCCACATTCGTACCAACAACAGTAAAATCTTCGCCCTCTCTATGGGTGATACTTGTCTGCAATCTTCCGGTATCGACTCTTCCTGCGTCTACGATAATATCTCTTGCATGTCCCTCGGCAGACATTCCCACAGCAACTAATGCGCGAACAATAGCATTGTCCAACGCCGCCTTAACCTCAGGAGTCCAACTGGTCACAGAAATCTCAACGTTCATTCCCTTTTTTGTAATTTTATTCGGCATCAGATAAACCTCACTTTCACCGTTCCCGGAGGCAGTGTTGATTCAAATCCTTTTATTACTGTAGTATATCCGCATCTGCAATTGTATACATTCGACGGACTTGCGCCCGCCTCTCCGGGATACATCATTTGCTCACCGTTTACAATAAACGGCTCATCCATCGGTATGGCATCTTCATCTGCTCCGTAATCATCACTTGCCTGTGAATGCCACGGTCTCGTATGACCATCATTTACGGAAATCCATCTTTTATAGCATATCACGCCCATATCCTGCGCTCTTTTGGCACAGTCAAATCTGCCCTTATTTTCAGCACCGTTTACAATCGTTCTTGCGGCTCTGATAGCACTGACCTGATTCTGCACTCCTACAAGGCGAAGCCTTGTGGCAATCTTATCCATACTCTCACCCTGAAGGATTCCCTGCAGACACTCAGAATTTATTTTCTTCATGTTCCAAGGAATATCTTTCTTCGGATCAAGTTTCTTATAGGGCAGTAACGACCTATCTTCAAAAGACAGATTGCGCACAGTCTGCGCATCCACCAACTCAAAAGAAACGCGTCGGCTTATTCCATTCTCAATATCTTTCGCCTGAAAATTGTAATTAACGGCATAGATATCAGGCAAACGACCATTAACGTAATCTAACGCAGTCTTGTTGACGTTATACAAGTCCAACGCCGCCTGTTCTTTCATGCGCGTCCAGTGTTGTCCCGTAAGAATCTGAGTCCTGCGCCATCTCAGATAATCCTCCATATCCAAAGTTCCGGCATCAACAGCCTTACGCTTTGCAACATCTTCCGCCTTAAACTGATCAAAGTATTCTTTCGCTTTGGCAGTCAGTTCCGCATTTTGCTGTGTATAGATTTTTCTCAGACGCTGTTCAATTTTTGCAAGTTCTTTATCTGTCCAGTTTCGCCCCGGAATGTCCATTTCGACCTCCACCAATCAAATATACACTTTCGACCTTAAAACGAGTCTGAGAGGCTTTCAGAGGCTTCTGATAGCATTTTATTACTTCTTCCTCTTTTTGCTTTGCTTCTGCATAGCAGGATCGGCTTTTATGGCATCCAATTCTGAAAGATATTTCTCGTCATATTCTTCTTTCAGCTTTTTCTGTTCTCCTTTATAAGCCTCTCTTATCTGAGATATCTTATCCTGCATTTTTTCTTTCAATCGTTCTTTCTGCCTTGGACTCATGCGCTTCATTCTTTCACGCATATTCTTTAGCTTTCTCCGAATCCTCTGTATGGCTTCTTTCATTTGTTCTTTCAGAGCATCGCGCTTTTCATGCCATTCTTCTTTTAAAGCCTCCTTAACCTGCTTAGCCGCCATTTTTCCGACTTCATTCAGGCCCTTTGTGGATTTTCTGCCGGTCAGCTGTCTATGCTTCATGTAATATTCATGTGCTTTTACAGGATCATAATACTTGCTTGCATATGCCATTACATTGCCTCCAGTTCTTTCAGAAGCGTTTCAATATCTGCATCAACGTCAGAATCATCATCTTCATCTTCTTCGTCAAATAAAGATTCCTCTGCGCCAGTCTGCTCTTCAACAGGTTCGGCTTCTTCGCTCATTCCTTCTTCGGCTTCGACACCATTTTCATCGACCATTCTCCCGGCTTCTTCTGTCTCCACATCACGAAGAACGTCCTCAACCCGATCAATATCTCCAAGCAGAGTCATGACTTTTCTTGTCACATACTCAGAACTCAGATACTCTGCTCCCTGAAGGACAATCTGAATTTCCTCATTAGCATTTACAATCATAGACCTTGTGAATGAAGGTTCATCATCGATTCCGGCAAGACTGAGAATCCCCTGAATAAAGTCATTCACACAGTATTCAAATTCATCTGTCTTACTGTTCAGAGGCTCATACGCCGCCTTAATCTGAGTAGCAGTAGCCGCGCCTCCGGTAATAATCTTCGTATCAAGAGCCATGTAATCATCGTACAGATCAGAACGAATACGATCCAGTATAGCCTCCCGGCTTGCATATGGAACATCCATGGAATGCGCTTCAGCACTCGCACCAGTCTCACTTACGACAGCCGCTCTCACTGTTCTCATATGCTGAACAAACTGCGCAAGATCGATATCATCCATACCACCTGCATTATTGATAGTCCAGTAAATCAGCGAGGCATCATCAATG